GTGAGCTGCGACCGCGCGCCCTTGGTCCCCGCCGAGGTGGACCTGCGCGGCATGCCGTTCATGCCGCTGGACGTCAACCGCCTCCGCGACAGCGATCTGGCGATCACATCGACTGGCGATGAGTTCAAGGCGGCCGTACTGCTGTGGTGCGCGGCGTGGAATCAATCGCCCGCGGCGAGCCTGCCACAGGACGACCTGTCGCTGTCCGCATACGCCGGGTACGGCCCGGACGTGCGCCGGTGGAAGCGCGTAAAGGCCGGCGCGCTGCGCGGGTTCGTACTGTGCAGTGATGGTCGGTACTACCACCCGGTGATCGCCATCAAGGCGCTCGAGGCGTGGGCGGAACGCCTCGAGTTCCGCGAGATGAAACAGAACGAGCGCGAGCGGAAAGAACGCGAAAGGCGTGATCGTGCAGAGATTTTCGCCAAGCTACGCGAAAAGGGCCACGTCCTGCCGCACACAACCCCCACAGGTCGGCTTCGCGAATTGCTGGCGTCCCTCGAACCGGAGCCGCCGAAAGGTCACCCACCTGTCACCGTGACAGGTCACGCCGATGGCACGGCTAAGACAGGGATTGGAAAGGGACAGGGACAGGGAGAGGGACAGGGAAGGGAGCTTTTCAAAGCTTCTGCTACCAACAATACGAGCGCTGACACCTCCACTGGGCCGGCCGCCGAATTGGCGCGCGCGCTCAGGTCGATGGGCTGGAGCGAATGCGCCGATGGCCATCCGGAGTTGCAGGCCGCTGCTGCACAAGGGATTACAGCGCAGCACATTCAGGCCGCTGCGGCAGGCAAGGGCGGGAAGTCGATCAGCTACATCGTGGCGCGGGCGCGTGGCATGCGGGATGACGCGGCCAGCGGAAGCACCACTGGCACCACACCCAACAACGTGGTGCCGATCAATCCAGCCGAGGCACAGATTGCTGCCGAGCGCCGGCGCCTCGAGGACCAGGTGTACATGGCAGAGAACGATCTGCGTTTGGGCCTGATCACTGCCGAGGTCCGCAACGAACGGGTGGCCGAACTGCAGGCCGAACTCGCCAGCCTGGCGAGCGCAGGGGAGTCGCGCTCATGATGCTTCGACCACCATCATTGCGCGCAAACGCAGTAGTGCCAGCGGAGCGCAGCCCAGCAGCAGGGGGCTGCAAGCCAGCAGGGGCGGGCCGAGCCGCTGGCGCCTCCCTCAATTGTTACCATTTCGTTAAGATAACGAACCGGCCGGGGCGGGGCCGTAACCCATTGAATGCAATGGGAATGGTTCGTATCGCCCGGGTCGGGGCGCTACGCCAGCCGGGCGGCAGGGGGCACCCCCCCTTCAAACTCCCCCAGGGGGCGCTACCCCCCGCCAACTATTGGCCCCTCGAAAAATGGGAAGGGGTCCATGGGCACCGGGCCGCTGGAGGCGCGCCGTGAGCGCCCTGGTGCGCGAGGAAGCGCCGCTTCCGGACGAGGTGATGGAGTTGCTGCCGGCGCTCCCGAACGGCCCGCAGTTGCCCGCACAGCGGGCGTGGCTGCTGGCTGGCGACCCACGCTTTGCCGGGGTGATGCGGCGCGTTGAGCGCCGCGGCCTGCCGGCGCGCTCGCTCGCGGAACTGTGGCTGTGGCTGCTGCACCTGACGATCGACATGGCGTCTCGCCCGGAGACGACAGGCCAGTCCTATGCCCGCACCGTCGCGCGCTACCTGCGCTGGTGTGCGGCCGATGGCATCGACTTCGAGCGGGTGGGCACTGCGGACTTCGATCGCTGGCAGCGTTGGTTAGCGATCGAGTGCCGTAACGGGGCGAACTGGCGCGCGAAGCAGGTGCAGGCCGTCCGCAATTTCTACGACTGGCGCCGCTCGCGTGGTCTGGCCGAGTCCAACCTGGCCGCGGATCTGACCGGGCCTCGTATTCGGCCGAAGCCGCCGAAGAAATACACCGAGGATCAGTTGCGGTCCCTGTTCCGCGCAATTGAGGCGGGGCCGGCGATCCGCGCCAAGCGCGACCGCTGCGTCGTGCTGCTGTTGCTCGCGACCGGGATGCGCCGCGAGGAACTGGCGACGCTGCAGTTGATCGGTCTCGAGTTGACCAGGCGCACGGGTGTTGTCCGCATCGCCGGCAAGGGAGCGAAGGAGCGCGAGGTGCCGTTCGAGGGGCCGGTGGTCGACGCCGTCCGCGATTGGCTGGAACAGCGGGAATCCCTGCCATTCGACTTTGACCGCGAGGCGCTGTTCGTCACGCTGACCGGGCCGACCCGCGGGCAGCGCCTATCGCTGCGCGGGCACGAAACGCTGATCGCCTTCCACGCGAAGGAAGCGAAGCTGCGCGAGTGGGGAATCCATCGCTTCCGCGTGACCTTTGCGACCCAGTTGTACGACGACGGTGCGGACATCGAGACCATTCGTGCACTGATGGGCCACGAAAGCATCGAGACCACGCGCCGCTACCTCGCGGTATCCGAACGCGCCAGGCGCACCCGCCTCAGTGCAGATCGTCAGCACCGTGTGCTGGGGACGAAACCCACCGGCACGCCCCTGTGGGCGCGCATTGCTTCCGGAGAACTCACCCGTGATTGATGAAATTCAGTTCAGCGCCAAGGGCGCCCGCAACACCACGGCGTTCGAGCAGCGCCTCTTGGCGACGGTGCAAGGCGATTCCGTCTGGGGCGTGATCGCCGGCAGGCTGGTCAAGGAGCTGGGGCCACAGATTGCTGCCGACGTAATGGCGATCCTGTTGGACGAGGCGGGCGGCGGAAAAGTGTACGTGCCGCATCGGAAACAGTTCTTCGAGCGCCTATGGCGCGAAGAGCGCGACGCCCTGATTTGTGCGATGGCGGCGCGGCCGGACTGGAGCTATGCCGACATCGCGCGCTCCTTCGGCATCAACCGCGGCCGCGTCCGCTCCATCGTGCTGCGTGGATAACGCCTGTGCCGCGCTGGTACGCGATGGGGCGGACATGTCACAGATCGCCATGGTAGACAGTCGCCCGTGACCACGCCCCCCAGCCACCCGCCGAAAAGCGCGCTCAGCGAGCGCCAGTTGCAGCAGCGCCGCGAGGCAGCCGCTAAGTCCACGGGGCCGCGCACGGAAGAGGGCAAGGCGCGCAGTAGCCGCAACGCCTGGAAACATGGCCTGTCGAGCGCCATCAACCGTGCCCATTTCGACAATGGGCTGCAGAGCTTGCTCGGCGCCATGGGCAAGCCGTGCCAGACCACGTGCCCGAAGTATCCGTGCGCGCTGGTGCAGGATGAAATCACGGCGCCCGGTGGCAGTTGCATGGACAAGCAGGTCTATGTCCAGGCCTTTGGCAGCATCATCGATGCGCTCGAAAACAAGTCGCTGGCCGGGGTCGGCGCCATGATGGCCTCGGAGATCGCCGCCGCGCTGCAGATGCTGCACGATCTGCGCGCCAGCATTGCCACGCAAGGGCACGTGATCGGAATTCCCATGGTCGACGGCGACGGCAACGTGATCACCCGGAGGGATGGCACTGAGGTCATCGGCAAGTACATCGCCAACCCTGGCTATCCGATGATGCTCAAGACGCTCGAGGTGCTGGGCATCAACCTGCCCGAGCTGCTGGTGACCCACCAGTCGCAGGCCAGGGCCAAGGTCGAGACCGAGAAAGTCGATGCGATGCAGACGATGCTCGGTGGCATCTTCCAGCGAGGTAATGCCAAGCGCGCGCCGCGGGTCATCGAACACGGCGAGGGCGAGTGATGCCCCGCCAGCGCACGGCCGTCAGCCGCCTGCAGGCGCAGATGCTGGACCGCGGCGTCTACGACATCGACGAATACGAAGCGTGGCTGGCAGAGCGGGGATGGTCCTGGAAGCAACTGGAGCGTGGGGATTACGACATCACCGTCGAGGAATCGCTGGTGATGTTCACGTTCGAGTGTCCGCTGCGCTGGGCTGAAACCTACCTGTTTGAGCCGGACAGTGGCGACCCGTACCGCTTCTGGGACTACCAGCGCGAAAGCGTGCGCGCGTGGATGCAGGACGTGGTGCACCAGGATGGCGCCGAATGTGGCAAGACGCGCGAGATCATCGCGCTCATCGCCTGGGCCGGGTGTACGGCGGTCGGCGGCCGCGTCGCGAATCCCTGGTCGCTGGTCGCAGCGCCGCAGCAAACCCACCTGGACGAAATCATCCTGGCGCTGGAGGAACAGTTCGGCGTCGCCGAGGGCATGCCGCAGAAGACGCTGATCAGCCACTTCTGGATGAAGCCTAAGCGCACGCCGCACATGATGCACCGGTTCTTGTCGCCGAATCCGCTGCGTCCGGACAAGCCGAGCATCGCGCGCACCTACTACCGCCCGGGCGGGCACGACGGCGAAGCCTTCCGCGGCGTGCACGTCAACGCGTTTGGGCTGTTCGACGAAGCGGCCAAGGTCAAGAACAAAACCATCTTCAGCGAGTTCTGGCGGGCACTCAAACCCGGCTGCAGATCGCGCCTCTACTCGGTGCCCGATGGCGACCGCGGAAGCGAGTATTTCAGGCAGACGCAGCAGGCGGTGATCAATCTCCCGGTCGGGAAGGCCGGCAGCCGCTTGTTCCGTTGGCAACAGACGATGAAGCCTGCGCCGTTCTGGTCGCAGGAGCGCGAGGCGGACATGGTGCGCCGCTTCAACGGGCGTAACACGCCGGGATACCAGCGCAACGTATTGGGCGAGCACGGGCAGGCCGAGAATCCCGTGTGGCCGTGGGGTGCGCTACTGCCCAATGTCGTCGAGTCGCAGGGCTATCGCGTGTTTCGGCTGCATGCCGATGCCGAAGCCGACACGCTGAACATCGAGGTGCAAGCGGTGCGGTTGACGATGACGGATGGGCGCAAAGCCGGCGAATATGAGTGGCGCGAGGACACCAGCGTTGCCCTTTCGCCGTTGCTCAAGGGGCGCGATGAAGACCGCCGGCGGGCGATGCGCGACATCCTGCGCCCGCATCTGGCCGCAATCGCATCGGGTGTGTTCTGGGCGGGCGCCGACTTGGGCGAGCGCAACGACCCGACCGAGATCATCCTCAGCGAGGAAGTGGGCACGGTACTGCACGACAGGGTGCGCATCCAGGCGCGCGGCTTCCCGTACCACCTGCAGGACGAATTGATCTACGTGCTGGATGGACTGTTCGGCCACCTGCCGTTCTGGGGCGTTGACCTGGGCAGCGCCGGCACAACGGTCGTGAAGGATCTGATCAGCGTGGACCGCTTTGCAGATGCAAGTTTTGAGGACCGCATGGTGGGCTTCCATTTCCAGCAGTCGGTCGAGTGCATCGGCGAGGACGGCGCAGTGCTGGAGGACGAAGACCCGCGTACCGGCGAGCGCAAGATACGGGTTGCACCCGCCAAGCACTGGGCGACGCAGTGCATTAGCGCGCGCCTGCAGGATGGCGGGTATGCGCTGCCGTACGACACCGATGCCCTCAACGCGATGGCGACACAGACCGCCCGCGAAGGCGCGAAGTGGCCCATCTACAGCAAGAACGACGACCATCACCCCGACGCGCGCCGGCAGCAGATGCTGCGCAAGCTGCGCGCCCTCATTGACGACGGCGCCGGCGTGGACGTTTTCGCCGCGAGTGCCACCCGAAGGAATGCCGCATGAACCTCAATCCCTTCCGCCGCCGCAAGAGCGCTGACGCCACGCGCAATCAGCGCGGCAGCGTCGCTGCTGCAACCCGTGATGCGCATGGCCTCGGCGCCTGGTCCGGCATTCTCGGGCAGTGGGAGCCGCGGGCCGTGTCGCCCTGGCTTTACGAAGCGCTGAAGGAGGCTGTGCCGATGCTGGATGCCGGCATTTCGCGGCTCGCCACGCTGGACGGCATCATCCAGGTGCAGGGGGATAACGACAAGCTGGTCGCAGAAATCGAAGACTGGATGGCCAATGTCCCGGTCAACGACCTGGAAAACGGATTCCAGGCGGCCTATGCCAGCCAGAGCGAAGAACTCTACGAGCAAGGGTTGGGGGTGGTCGAGTTCGTCTATTCGCCGGACGGGCGCGATGTCGTCGGGCTTCGCGTGGCCGACAGCAAGGGCATTGGCTTCGTCCGCGATAGCGACCGCATGCGCGTGTTCTACCGCGCCCCGCGCGTGGACGGCGACCGCCGTGCGGATGGCATGGGCAACGTCGAGTCCATTCTGCGCCGCGCGGTCCGCAGCAGTGACCCCGTCAGCACGCTCACCGGAGTCGGCTACACCGAACTGGACCCCGCGCAGTTGATGATCAGCGTCCATCGTCCCGAGGCCGACAACCCCTACGGCACGTCAGTGCTGCGCAGTGTCCCTTTTGTGGTGCAGATCCTACTGCGCATGCAGAACGCCACGGGGCGCGTCTGGGAGCGCTTCGGCGACCCATCGTTCCACGTCCAGTACAGCACCAAGAATCGGAAAATCACCAGCGGCGATGCGCAGAAGCGTGCCGAGCAGATCACCGCCGCCCTCGGCCAGGCGCTCACAGCGAAGGCGTCCGGAAACAGCGTGGACCTGTCGACCGGCACGGGCGCCGACGACGAAATCAACATCAACGTGATCGGCGCAGTGGGTGAAGCGCTCGAGATCGAAATGCCGGCCAAACACATGCTGGAGCAGATCGTGGCGGCGCTGGAAGTCCCCGCGTGGATGTTGGGCGTGTCCTGGGCGCAGGCAACCGGCATCGGTGAGCCGCAATCGGAACTGGTGCTGCAGTCATCCAAAACGCGATTCGCGCGGCGCGAATCCAGCCTGCGGCGACCCATCGAGGCAATGCTGCGCGCGCGTGGGCGCACCTGGAAGCGCGGCGACTGGGCGCTGGTGCAGCAGTTGCCCAACCTGCGCGACGAACTCAAGCGGGCGCAGGCAAACTTCCTCAATCGCCAGGCGGAAATGATGGGGTCCGGGGGCGCCGATCCGGCTGCATCGCCCCGCGGCGTGGACAACAATCTGCGCGCCGCCCGCGCGTCGCAGCGCAAGGGCGCTGACGATCCGGAGGGTGAACCCTGGGCCGAGTCCGATCCGGCGCTGCACGCCCTGGAGCGCCGCACGATCGAGGGCATGGGGGCGACCTGGTCTGCGCATGCCGGCCGGGTGATGGAGTTGCTGGGTCTCGCGCAGCCTGGGACCGAACCGTACCGGTTCGACCTGCAGCAACTGCCGCAGATGCTGTACCTCGGCGATCGCGCATCTGCGACGCTGGGCGCGCAGTTGCTGTCGGCATCGGTGGATGCCTGGGATCGCGGCGTCGCCAACGCGGCCGAAGACGTGGGCGGCGGCAAGCACGCGCGGAAGGCGCCAGTGGCGCTGGAAGACGACCCGGAGCTGGTGGATGCCATTGCGCGCATGCGCGAGTCGATCCGCGCGCAACTGCGTAGCAGTGGGCTGGCGAAGGTGTCCGATGGCATCGTGCGCGTCTACCGGGAGCGGATCGTCGCCGCGCTCACCGCGGGCGAGTTCGACGGCCAGAACCCGGTCAACGTCGCGCGGGAGTTGTCCGAGCGCTTCGATGCAGGCGACTACAACTGGGAGCGCTTGGCCCGCAGCGAAATCGGCGAGGCCCAGGCAGTCGGAAAAATGGATCTGTACGCGCAGCAGGGGGTCGAGTGGTACGACTACGAGACCGCTGGTGATGGCAAGGTCTCGCGCATCTGCCGCGAGTTGGAGGCCGCCGGACCGTATCGCGTCGGAGATCCGGCGTCGCCGATCCCGGTGCGCGATAGCCACCCGAATTGCCGCTGCACAGCCCGCGCCCGTGCCTGACCTGTGACCTGCTGGGGCTGTACGCGCTACAACCCGCCGCCGAATCATGCGATCCGACATCGCCCCGCCGGGCATGCCCAATCGGAGCGCACGCCGTGGATACCAACGAGATCGCCGAAGTCGCCAACCTGCCCATCCCCGAGCTGAGGGAGCGCCTGGGAGACTTCGATGCGGCCGACCTGCAGGCGTTGCGCGCCTACGAGGCCGACCCCGCCACGGGCCAGAACCGCAAAGGCGCGCTCGAGGCGATCGATGAGCGCCTGAGCGCGCTGGCGCCGGATGGCGGCCGTAGCTCCACCGCATCGGATACCGCGGGAGATGCAGCGCCGGCTGCCGAGGCGGCGCCGGCGTGGCAGGAACCCGACTACGACGGCCCCATCACGATCCCGCAGGCCGCCTGGCGCAACGCCAACCTCAAGCCGGCAATCGCCACGGCGACCAAGCCGGTGGCTGCGCTGGTGACCAAGCAGCCGGGCGGGACGCGCGCCAAGTGAGCGGCACCCGCCACAAGTCGCTGCATCTGTGCATCAAGTCGGCCGGTGCGCCGAGCGATGCGCAACTCGCCGCCATCCGCACGTACACGCTGGCCGACATGCCCGCGGAAAAGCTGTACGTACGCAGCTTCGTGGTGGCCCACAACGCCATCGACCGGGACGACGAGTGTTTCGACGAGGCGCTGCTGGCGGACTTCGCGCGCACGCTTCCCGGCAAGGGGCTGTTCGTCAAGCATCCTAGCGGCTGGGATGGCGATAGCGGCCCGGGAAAGGGGCGCTGGTTCGGCGCCAAGCTCGAGCGCATGTCGGTCGAAGAGGCACGCACCCTGCTGCGCGAACCGGCGCTGTCGTTCCCGCCTGGCGTGGATACCGCGGTGCTGCTGATGGGCGATGCCTACCTCGTCCGCACCGCGAGCAATGCCGACATGCTCGACGAAATGGATGCCGGCATCGTCGGCGATGTCTCGCTCGGCTTCGTCGCCAAGTCCCGCCAACCACTGGTCGACGACCAGGGGCACGAACTCACTGCCCGCCGCTTGCTCGGCCCGGGCGAGGCGCTGGAAGCGTCGCTGGTCTGGCTGGGCGCACAGCCCGGCGCCCGCGCAATCAAGAGCGCAAAAACCACCCCGGAGAACGACGTGAACCTGCAGGAACAACTCGACGCCGAAAAGGCCGCCCATACCGCAACCAAGTCGGCGCTGAGCGCTGCCCAGCCGGCGCACGACATCGTGGTCAAGGCCCGGGCGGCACTCGGCGCGCACGCCGCGCTGCTGGATGACCCGGACCGCCTCGCCGAAGTCGTCAAGGCAGCCGATGCGCACCGCGTGGCACTGGTCGATCAGATCATCGCCGGCGAGCGCCATGCCGGCTTGCTCGGCGACGACGAAGAGTCCGTGGCCGCGGCCAAGGCCATCCACATGGGCGAGCGCCTGGAGCGCCTCCAGCAACTGGCCGGGCACTACGGCAAGCGCGCCCCGTCCGGCGGCCGCATGGCGCCGAGCGACCCCAATGCCCGCACCCCCCAGGACACCGCCCAGGCCAAGGGCGTGTTCGCCACCAATCCGGCCTTCGGCGGTCGGGTGGGTGCCTGACCGGAGACCGCCGCCATGCTCAACATCGCCAGCCCGTCCGAACTCATCAAGAACGTGGGCTTTGCCCATTCGGCCGCCACGACCTCCAAGTTGCCGATCGTCATCAATGGCCGGGTGCTGATCCCGCTCAACACCCGCGGGATCAGCGAGCGCAACGCCTACGTGTACGAAGCCGAGGTGGATAACGCCCCGGCCGAAACCGGCGTGGCCTGGGCCGTGAACGACAAGCTGTACTGGAACCCCACCACCGGCGTGCTGACCAAGACCGCCAGCGGCGGCACCGCCTTCGGCTATGCCCTCCAGCCCAAGGATGCCGCCGCCGCGGTCAGCCCGCTGGTGGCCTACAACGCGTACACCGCATAAGGATCACACGACTATGTCCGTCGCCATCTATCACGCGCTCAGCGCGCTCCCCGCGCAGAGCGAGCAGCAGCGCAAAGCGCTGGTCGAAGCCATCGACCTGGAACTGTCGCTGCCGGGCATGTACCTGGACCTGTACAACGGCAAGGCCGCCAATGATGCGGTGGTCACGCTGCTGCACGGCCGCAAGGCCAGCGTGCCGCAGATGGCGGCGATCAAGGCCATGCTGTCGACCAAGTACGCGACCCCGAGCGATTCGCCGGTGAGCGCGGACGTGGCCGCACGCATCGACCAGTGGTTCCACACCGGTATGCAGGAGATCGATACCGGCTGGACCAACCTGTACCGCCTGGTGGACATGCGCACCGGCAACCAGGACAAGTTCGAGATCAACACCGGCGAGTTCGGCATCACCTTCAAGCAGCGGGCACCGGGCGAGAAGACCGAAATCTGGCGCACGCCCAGCGAAACCAGCGTGGACGTGCCCTATGTCACCTACAGCGCCGGTGCCGGTGTGCTGGACGACTGGCTGCGCTTCAACAAGTGGTGGACCATCGAAGAGGTGGTGTCCGAGTTCCGCACGAAATCTTGGATGAACCAGGCCGAACAGCACTATGGCCTGATCACCAGCCTGTCCAACGCCATCAACTTCGCGCACATCGCCGGCGATGACCTGGGCACGGAAACCCTCAACGCCGCGGCGGCCAGCATCTACCGCGCGCAGTTGACCAAGGGCACGGCGGTGAGCGCATCGACCCCCCTGTGGATCATGACCTCGCCCGAGAAGCGCGGCTATATCCTGCGCATGCTCGAGGCCACGCAGGGCAGTCTCGTCATCGGCTACAGCGGCGGCGTCCCCATCTCCGTCACCGTCGCCGGCGTCATCGCCACCACCTACGTGCGTTCCGACGACGCCGGCTACTACCTCATCCTGCCGCAGCGCAAGATGGCCCGCGGCGTGTGGATGGACTTGCAGATCGAGAAGAACCGCGACATTTACAAGCGCGCCGAGGACATGGTGGGCACCATGCAGTACAACGCGATCATCGCCGACACCTCGCAGGTGCGGCGCGTTCTGTTCGCGTAAGGGGGAGGGCGGGGCGCATGCCCCGCCCAGCGCATGGCGGCTAAGGTCAGCAAGCAGGACATCGCCGACGCCGGGTTCCGGGCTGAGCAGTTCGGTACGCCCAAGGGCACCGGCGAATCAAGCTGGGACGGGGCGGGCGGCTACCTGGAGCGGATCATCGCGCGGGCGGAAGCCTGGGCGCGTGGACGTCTCGGCAGCGTCGCTTACGACGCTGCGCCATTGGATACGCCGCGCGGCGAGCGCTTGCGCAGCGCAGAACTGTGTTGGGTGTCGGCGCAGTTGTGGAAGCGGCGGGCCGCCTATCTCGACAGCAACGCGGTCAGTTCCCGCGAAAGCATGATCTACCTCGATCGCCGCGAGTACGAGTCGCAGGCGACGCGAGCGTTTGAGTGCGCCGAAGAGCAGATGCAGTATGCGATCCAGGGTGAAGATGCCGCGTTTGGCAGCGCAGTGGCATTCGCCCACGTGGAGACCGGCCCGTATCGGGGCAGCGACGATAGCCTGGTCGTGCCATGAGAGTGGTATTCGACGCCGATTTGCTGGGCCAGCAACTGGGCGATGCCGCCCGGGCGCTGCCTGCCAGCCGCCGCGCTTTGCTGCGCAACATCGTCATTCAGGCCGAGAACGCCGCGATGGATCTGGCGAAGGGGCCAGGCGATGCCCCGCCTGGCGCCTATCCGATCCCGGTCCGCACAGGCACCTTCCGGCGCGGCTTCGGCTTTGAGATCCGCGATAGCACCGCGGTCCTCTTCAACGCCACCGCCTACGCGGGCGCCATCCATGCCGGCTACCACCCGTACGGCAATCCGCACGCGCGCCCGATTCCCGCGCGCCCGTACTTCGACGACGCGCTCAAGCGTATCGACATGGAAGCCGCGGCGCGCGCGTGGCAGGCGGCGCGCGCATGATCGCAGCCGCCCGTGCGGCGCTCAGCCGCTTGCTCGTCACGGACGCCGAGTTCATCGCGGAACTGCAGGCGCTGGCCCTTGGGTCGGCCGACGAAGTCGTCGTGCCCGCCGTCCTCAAGGGTAACCGCCGCTTCGACCAGTTGGGGCAAGAGCATTACCCGTGCTGGATCAGCGACAAGGGGGACGCCCGGGGCGCCAGCGCCGGGAACGGCGGCGGCGACCCTGACGGCCTGGTCATCAACAGCACCCAGCAGGACTGGCTCGGCGACCTCGAGGTGTCGCTGGTGTGGCACCAGCAGGACTACGAGCGCGCGATTGACCAGCTCGACGCCATCACGCCGGCGCTGACCCGTCTGCTGCTGCGCCACCCCTCGCTCGACGACACCTGCACGCTGGCATTCGTCGCCAACGAACTCAACGACCGCTCCTATCGCCACCCCACCCACTGCATCGCGTTTGTGGTCCGCGTGCTGCACACCATCTACCGAGACCTGCCATGACCAAGACGCTCGCGCCGTTGAATGATTCCCGTGGAACCAGCGCCGATGACGGCCGGATCGGCGTGCTGCTGGACACCGATGCGCGGCCTGGCGTGCGCGCGGTCGGTACGTACCTGCCGGGCACCCCCTATCGCGTCTCGCCGGATGAGGCGTTGCGCTTGGTCGACGCCAAAGGCTTCGCGTACACCTCCGAAGCGGATGCGCGCGCGGCCGCCGCGCACCGCGAACGCCTCAATGCCGCCGCCCCGCCTGACACCGCCGTTCCCGCCGCCGTAGCGGACGGGCAGGGCGGCGGCACCCCCATCACCTCCAGCCAGGAGTAAGCGCGATGTCTCAGGCCACGGGCGCCCTCGCCAAGGTCATTGGCATGACCGAGACCACGTTCAACACGCCGCCGGCGTCCCCGGACGCCGAGTTGATCTACAAGCAGACTTTCACCCTCAAGCCGAGCGCCGCGCGCGAGCAAGACCCCACGCTGTCCGGCTTTCGCGGCCAGGCGCGCGGCACGCTCGGCCGCAGCGAGGTCGCCGGTGCCGCGCAGGTGAGCTTGGCGCCGCAGAGCATCGGCATCTGGCTCAAGCACCTGATCGGCATCCCCACCACCACCGGGACCGGTCCGTACACGCACGTGTTCGCGCTGCCTTCGACCCTCCCGCCCGGCCTGACGTTCGAGGTCGACTACAGCAGTCGCATTGCCGTCCCCGGGCGCTATGTGCGCTATCACGGCTGCCGGATCAGCCAAGCGCAGTTCAGTTTCGCCACCCAGGGCACACCGTCGGCCACGTTCGACATCGTGGGCGTGCGGGCAGACGCCAGCGCCACCGCCTCGCTGGATGCGACGCCCACCGATTACGGGCACGCGGCCTGGGGCGTCGCCAACCTCGCGCTGGTGCTGGACGGGGGAGCCACCGAGACCTGCCTGGAGTCGCTGAGCCTGACCTGGAGCAACGACCTGGACACGGACCTGTACTGCATCAACAACGGGGGCAAGCGCCACGACCTGCCGGAAGGCTTCGCCATCGTCACCGGAAACGGCGTGGCGCAGTTCGATACCCCGGCGCTGATGAACAAGGCACTGAACGACCAGGACCTGGCGCTGCGCATCACCCTGAGCCGTGGCGATGGCCTGGGTAGCGTCGGCAACGAATCGCTGGTGATCAACGTGCCGCTGTCCACCATCGACCAGACCGCGCCCGAGATTACCGGCCCGCGCGGCCTCAAGATGCCGTTCAACCTCATCGCGCACCGGTCCGGTGGTGAGTTGGGCGTCAGCGCCACGCTCAAGGCCGCCCGCGCCACGATCTGAAAGAGGCCCGCAGCATGTTTCGATTCGCAGATTTGGGCCAGGCCTGGGTGCCGGTGGCGCTCCCGCTCGGTGGAAGCCCGGCTGAGCCGGAGCAGGACCAGGCCGCAGAGGAAGCCAGCGCAACAGTGCACCTGCTGATGCGCCTGTACGACGCCACGGAACTGGCGGAGCGCGAGCGCGAGGTCACCTCGCGCACAGCGGCGGGCTTCGCAGCGAACGCGGCGACCGTGCGCACCGCCGAAGACCTGATGGCCATCGTCGACGAGGTCGACAAGGTCAAGGCGCGCGACCTGCAGGACATCCTCGAGCGCACCAGCGACTGGCGCGGTGTCGCCGGCGACGACGATGCCGCCATGGAGTTCTCGGCCGAGCGGCTGGAAGCGCTGCTGCGATACGAGTTCGTGTTCCGCCGCGTGCGCCACGCATTCTTCGCGTTCAGCCGCGAGGGCGTCGCAAAAAACTGATCGCCTGGGCACGGTGGCTTGCCGGTGCCGGCCCAGGCTACGAGGACCAACGGCTATGGGACTTCGAGAACCAATTCGGCGATGGGTTTACGCGCTCGGCCTGCAGTGGCTGCAAAGCCATCTGCCGCGACTGTCCGCAGCCGCGCTTGCTGCCGGCTGCGCGGCGTGCGGCTGCTGCGTTCCTGCTGTGCCGTTCGCAGTGGCAGTACGCACCGAGCGGCGTGCCGACTGGGCTGCGCTACGCCGACTGCATGACGGTGCTGCGCGTGCGCGCCGCCGAGCTTGGCGTGACGCGTGCCGAGTTGCCGGCGCTGCTGCGCGAAATGCAGGTGGTGGAATGGGCGTTCCTGGCGGCGCGCCAGGAAGTCTACAAGCACGAGCGGGCCGGTAATGGCGCAGACGTTCCAGGTTAAGTTCGAGGTCACCGACGACGGCAAGGTCGTCGCCAAGCTGGATGGCATCACGGCCGCCGCCCTGGCCGGAAAGCCCGCGGTCAAGGCGCTGTCGGACGAATTGGCGAAGTCCGACAGCGCCGCGAAGGATGCCGGCGACCGCTGGGCGGCAGTCGGCGAGAAGATCGGCAGTGCCTTCGCCTACATCGGCGCTGCCGGCGTGGCCGGCCTCGCCTTGGTCGCGCGCAACTCGATCGCCGCCGAGCAGGAGCTGGCGCAACTGGATGCGGTGCTGAAGTCCACAGGGCAGAGCGCCGACTACTCGCGCGCGCGCCTGCTGGACATGGCCGACGAAATCGCCAAGTCCTCGCGCATCTTCAGTGGCGGCGACATCGTCAGGGCGCAGACGCGCCTGCTGTCCTACTCGGGCGTGGTCAGCACCAACTTTCGCGATGCGCTGCAAGTGGCGATCGACCAGTCGGCCCGCCTGGGAATCAGCGTGGAGCAATCCGCGGAGGTCGTCGGCCGCGCGCTCGAGAAACCCACCAAGGCGGCGGCCGCGCTGGCGCAGCAGGGCTTCGGCGCGGCCTTTACGCCGGCGGTGATGAAGTCCATCAAGGCGCTGGAGGACAGCGGCCACGCTGCGGAAGCACAGCGCGTCATCCTGGACATCCTGCAGGAGTCCTATGCCGGCGCCGCGGAAGCGGCCGGGCGCACGTTCGGAGGCGCGCTCACCGGTCTGAAAAACACCTTGTCCGACCTCACGACCGGCGCGGATGGCAGCCTCGACGGCGCCACCGCCTCGGTCAATGCGCTGACCGAAACGCTATCGTCGGAACAGACAAAGAGTGCTTTTGCGGCGATTACCGGCTGGGTCGCCGAACTGGCCAGCGAGTTGCTGGGCGGCGTGGCGCAGTTCGGCCAGTGGATCGCGCGCACCCGCGAACTGCAGGGGCTTGCCACGGGTGGCCCGCAGTCCTCTGCCAGCCTGGAATCGCTCAACGAGCGGTTGGGGCAAGCGACGCAAGAGCGCGCGCAGATGCAGTCGTGGCGCTCCAACGCGTTCGGCCTGCCACTGAGCGAGGATCAGAGCAAGTTTCGGCAGCAGGAACTCACGCGCCTGGACAACGAGCGCATCGCGCTCCAGCGCGAGATCACCAAACGCCTCAACGCAGAGAACTTCGCCGGCGTCACCGCCACCGTGGACAGCACCGCGGCAAAGCCGCTGACCGGTGACGTCGCCGGGCCGGACAAGGAAGCGCAGCGCAAGGCCGAGCGCATCAAGCGCGCCATGGAAGCGATGGGCGCCGCGCAGCGCGAGTGGCAGACCGACCTCAAGAGCGTCGGCAATCCCGCGCTGGACGAGTACGCCAAGCGCCTGGACACCATCACCGAAAAGGCCGGTGCGTTCGCGCGCGCGGGCGTGCCGGCCGAGCGGATCAAGGCGTTCACCGCCGAAATGCAGGCGCTCGCCACGCAGATCCGCGACAAGGAACTGGCGCAGTTCCAAAAAGAGTTCACCGCCGATACGGCGGAAATGGCCGCGCAACTCGGCGGCCCAGGTGTGGCCGCCGCGCGCGAGTACACGCGGGCCATGGCGGAAGTGCAGAAGCTACTCGACGCCGGCGCGATCACCACCGAGCAATACGCGGCTCGACAGCAGGCGCTGCAGGATAAGATGAACGGCGGCGCCATCCGCCTGCTGCGCGACATTGCCGACGAGCGGCAGGCGCTGTTCCTCAATGCCCAGCAACTGGAGGTCTACAACAACCTCAAGTCCGCCGGAGTCGACGCAAACAGCGCGTACGGGAAGTCGATCATCCAGGCGACCCAGCAGCTACAGCAGGACCGTACGACGGCGGCTTTCATCGGCGACCTCAAGAGCGCTACGGCGGACTTCGCCGTGTCCTTGGCCTCCGACTTCGGCAAGGCCGGCGACGCCGCCGAGCAGTTCGGCGAGCGGATCAAGCGCATGGCGCTGCAGTTGCTTGCTGAAAAAGCGGTGCAGTACATCTTCGGTTCGGTGCTGGGCGGTGCCGCGAGCGCGTACACGGGCAATGGCACCGGCGCGGGATCGATGGGGGGATTTGGCAGCGAGATCGGAGGTTTCACCTTCGGCGGCGGCCGCGCCGTTGGCGGCCAGGTGCAGAGCGATCGCATCTACGAGGTGACCGAGGGCGGCATGCCCGAGCTGCTACGCCAGGGCAACAGGACGTTCCTGCTGCCCGGCAGCGACGGCGTCGTCATCCCCGCTGGCGATGCTACAGGTGCAGCGCCTACGCGCCTTGGGAGTGGCGGCGCGGCCCCGGCGGTCAACGTCAACGTCTACGGCGCCGCGGGCACCCCACAGGTGCAGACATCCATGGGCGAAGATGGAGCGCTCAACATCGACATGATCTTTGACCAGGTGGACAAGCGCGCCGCTGCTGGCGTCGCGAACGGCAACAGTTCGTTGTATCGCGGGATCAAGCAGCGCTTTGGCCTGCGGGAGACCGTCTAATGGAAGCGCTGCCGAGCTATGTGCAGGTGCTGGTCGCGGGCTACAGCGATAGCGACTTCGACCCCTCCGTCCTGCGCACGGAAATGGAGCGGGGCGTCGCCAAGCAACGCATCAAGAACAGCCAAGTGACGATGAAGATCAATGCCACATTGCTGTTTGACTCGGAGCAAGATGCGGACGCGTTCGAGGATTGGTATTTCGATACCATCAACCGCATCGAAGAGTTCACGATGCTGCACCCACGCCGAAAAATACCTATCGTGGCGAGGTTCGAAGGTGGGCGAATTGGAAAGCTGATGCCGCGCAATCCACGGTTCACGCGCCTCACCCGTGACGTGGTGCTGGAGTATCAGCGGTGAGCTTCACCGAGCGAAAGCAGCGCGTCACGGACACCAGCGGCGAACTACTCCTGCTGGAACTGACCGCGGCATCGTTTATCGCGACGCTTCGGATCGTCAACGACACGCGCAACTGGATGTCCAACGGCGTCGAGTACATCGGGTATCCCTTCCGCTTCAAGGAACCCGACGACACGGCCGGCCAGACGCCCCGGGCGCAGTTGACGCTCGACAACGTCGGGCGCGGCATCACCGACGACCTGGAGCGGCTGCAACCAAACGAGACCGTCATGGCGAAAGTCATGGTGACCGATCGTGCTGCGCCCAGCGTCATCGAGCGCGTGTTCTACCTGCCGCTCACCGCGGTAAGCGTCGACGGAACCACCGCGACCGCCCAGGCCGGCGTCGACTATCTCATGCGGCAGCAGGCAATGAAATTGCGCGCAACTCCCTACACCACACCCGGAATTTTCTGATGCGCGCCTCTCAGCTTGAGCCGTACATCGGCATCCCCTACGACGAAGCCGCGATGGATTGCGCCGATCTGGTCATGCTGGTGCAGCGCGAACTGTTCGGCCGCACTGTGCAGGTGCCATCGGTGCGGCCCCGTGGAGCCGCGGGGCAGGTCACCATCGGGGCGCTGTCGCGCCAGTATGCCGAGCGCACCGAGACCCCGGCGGACGGTGACCTGGTGCTGATGCACGACCGGGGCCAAGAGCGCGCCACGCACGCAGGCGTGTACGTGTACCTGGCGCATGAGCCATGGGTGCTGCATACCAACAGTGCCCTCGGCCACAGCGCGCTGCATCGCGCGCGCGAGTTGCCCGACTACGGCGCGAGGATCGAGGGATACTATCGATGGATCTGAGGCCGTCGCCCAACGCTGGCCACATGGTCGTCACACCGCACCCGGTGCTGCTGGACGGGCAACGTCACGTGCCCATGGACCTGCGCCCGGGCGAAAGCCTGTATTCCTTCCTGCACCGCCACATCACGGATCTGGACGGGCAGTCGTGGACGGTGAGCATCGGCGGTCGCGTGGTGGAGCGCCATCTATGGCACCACGTGAAGCCCAAGGACGGGCAGGTCATCGAAGTCCGCGGCGCCGTCCGCGAAAACGCGCTGTACATCATCGCGTATGCGGCGCTGATCTACTTCACCTGGGGCTATGGCGCGGCCACCGCCGGCATGTGGGGCGCGGGAGCGATCGCCGGCACCTACGGAGCGCTCGCGGCCGCGGCGGTCTACGTGGCCGGCTCCATCGTGATCAACAAGGTGCTGGGGCCGAAGCTGCAGGCACCGAGTGCCGGGCAGGCCGACAATGTCTACTCGCTCAGCGCCGGCCGTAATCAAGCGCGGCCCTACGAACCGCTCCCGTTGCTGTTCGGCAGCGTGCGCATCGCGCCCGACCTGATCAGCAACCCATACACGTGGTATGAAGGCAACGACCAGTATCTGGCGATGACGCTAACCCCTGGCGTCAACGTGGACCGCATCGAGGCCATCTACAACGGCGACGCGCTGCTGTCGTCCTTCGAGGGGGTGCAGACCTTCACCCGCGGCCTTCCGGGCATGCCGCAGCAGGACATCCCGCTGTACAGCAACGCCGACACTGTCGCGGGCGGCGAGTTGGACACGCACGGCAACAAGGGCGTCCCTAGCGACTGGGTGCAGCGCACCACTGGCACCAACACGCTGCGCATCCAGGTCGAAATGGAATACCTGCTGTTCGACCTGACCAGCAAGGGCAAGCCGAAGCGGAACACCGAAACCATCCAGGTGCAGTATTGCCCGGTCGGTACCGGCGCATGGCAGATGCTGGGATCGCGCACCGTCGCGAACGATGACCAGACCACGCAGCGCACATCGATTGCGGCTGACGTGGCCCAAGGCCAGTACGACGTGCGGGTGCGCATTGCCGGCATCAACACCGATGGCAGCGGTGCCACTGCGAAATTCACGTGGTCCTCGATGACCAGTGTGCAGCGCGACACCGCGAGTTATGCAGGCATCCCGCGCATCGGTATCAAGATCAAGGCCACCGGACAACTCAACGGCGCCCCGGACGAGTTGCGCTGTGTCGCCCACCAGCGCGCCATGCCGATCTGGTGCAATGGGGCGTGGACGACCGCCACGACGCGCGAGACCGGAACATCGAACCCAGGCGCGCAGATGCTGCAGTACGCCCGCGGGTTCTACGATGAGAACGGCATGATGATCGCCGGCATGGGCCTGCCGGACGAGCAAATCGACATCGATGCCTTCATCGGTTTTATGCAGCATTGCGAGGCTAATGGCTACACCTACGACTTCCACGTGCGGGAAGCGCGAAGCCACGATGACGTGCTCGATAGCATTGCCCTGGCGGGCTTCGGCGAGAAGACGTGGGCGGGCGGGCGATTCTCGGTTGCGTGGGCAGCGGACGATCAGCCGCTGTCCGGCATCGTCAACATGGCGACGATCAAGAGGGCGTCATTTCAGGTCGACTACACGCTGGCGAACGCCGCCGATGGCATCGAATACACCTACTTCGACCGCTCGGTGTGGGACACGCGCACGCTGCGCATCGCAGCGCCTGGCGTCACGACCATGCTCAACCCGGCGCGCCTCACCGGCGAAGGCGTAACCGATGAAGCCCATGCGGCGGAGATGGCCAGGTATCACCTCGCGCAATCCATCTTCCAGTACAAAAGCATCGCCTACAGCACGGACATCGAGTTTCTGACCTATCGGCGCCTGTCCAATCTGGCACTACAGCATGACCTGACCCAGTGGGGATACGGCGGCCGGGTCGTCTCGGCGCAGATCGATGCCTACGGCTTCCCGGTGCTGGTGGTCGATGACGCGGTGCCAGCGCAGAACGCAAACAATGCGTACATCGGCCTGCGCATCCCGGGCGAGCGCGTCTATCGCGTGTTGCGCGTCAGCAGTGCCGCGATCCTGGAAGACAGGACCACACGCATCACGCTCGCCGAGGCTTGGCCGAACGACGCACCGCTGCCGGGAAACAGCGACGCGAACCCTGCGCACGACACCATCTGGATCTACGACTTCAAGCAGACCCCGGGGTATCGGGTCCGCGTCGTGAGCATGACCCCGGAAGGCGATTTGAAGGGTGCCGCGGTGTCGGTCGTGCCGGAGCCGCCTGAGTTCTGGGACTACGTCAAGAATGGCACCTACATCCGTCCGCCGAATGGGTCGCTGCTGCAGACGCGGCCGATCGCCAGCGACCTCAAGATCACCGAGCGCCAGGTGGTGCAGGGCGACACCGTCTTTACCGAACTGCAGGCGACCTTCGCGATCAGCGGCCCGGCAGAGCGCTCGGTCGTGCTTTCCGATATGGACGGCAACGGCGAACTCGAGCAGGTCGCCGAAACGCTCACGCGCACCGCGCGGTGGCGCATCCCCGGGGCGGGCACCTACTCGATCGTCGTACGTCCCTACAACCCGGATGGGTTGGCCGGCGTGGCGGTCAGCGGAACGTACACCACGACCGGCGCGGGCAGCGCCCCGGTCAACGTCGACTCGTTGACCATCGACGACCAGGCCGGCGGCGTGCGGCGCTACGCGTGGTCCTTCGCGCCCAGCACGATTCAATCGCCTGACTTCGCCGGCGTGCAGATCCGCTACATCGCCGGCAGCGTCCCGAACCCGAACTGGACGGCGATGACGCCCCTGGGCGATGAGGATGGCTACCACGCCACCGCGTTCGAGAGTACGGCACCGCCTGCGGGTAGCTGGACCTTTGCCGTGCGCGCCGTCAATACCAGCGGCAGCCTATCCAACACCATGCTCACCGTGCAAAAGGCACTGAGCAACAACCTGGGGCAGGAGCTGGTCCAGGTGGTGCAGCAGTTGACGCGTACCGAGCAAGACCTCACCGAAATGGTGGAACAGGTCGATGCGTTTTCTGAGTCTGTCATCCAGCAGGCGATCGACCTCGGCGCCGTCAACGACAAGGCGGTCGCGAATCGAAGCTACATTTCGCAGTTGCAGTCCACCAAGGTGAGCGCCGAGGATGCCGCAGCGATTGTCCAGCAGCAGGTCGGCGCAGCGACCGGCGGCATGCTGGCGACGGTTCAGCAGACTTCGCAGGCGCTTGCCGACCTGCAAGGCAACCTCGCCGCGACGTACAACGTCAAGGTGCAGACCGACATCAACGGGCGGCACTACTTGGCCGGCATCGGCCTCGGGGTGTATGCCAGCGGCGGGCTGGCGCAGAGCGAGATTGCGATGTTGGCGGATCGCTTCGTGTTCTTGAACCAAACGGTGAATGGGCAGTATTACTACCCGTTCGAGATCGTCAACGGCGTGGTGTATGCCAATGCGGCGATGATTCGAGACGGCACCATCACCAATGCCAAGATCGGCGAAGAAATCAAGTCGATCAACTACCATTGGGATGGCAGCACAGGCACCTATGTGGGCTGGCGCATCGCGAAGGATGGCACTGCCCAGTTCGGCGGCAACGTTGAGGTGCGTGGCACCGTCTACGGCGACAAGATCATCGGGCAGGTACAGCAGAAGGTGCTGACCAACTGGTCGGGGAGCATCACCGCTGCATCTGGACAGACCTTGATCAGTTTCACCCTCGGTGAGCCGCTGGCCGACAACGAAACGCACGTGCCGTTCCTGCAAGTCACCCTCGACGTGGAAAACAGCGCAGGCGACCCGGCGCGCGGCGCGTGGTACGTCGATCGGCAGACCAGCGGTGGCTGGACGACGCTCAAGACCAAGCAGTATTACTTGGGCAGCGGCGAGAATGCCAGCATCTCGATCACCATCTCCGACCAGCCGACGGACAAGGCAGAGACCTACCGCATCCGCGGCGGGGACGCGTCCCTGCGTAGCGACCGTTTCATTTTCACCGCCGTCAATGGCATTGCAATGGGAGTGCGGTAAATGGCGGACCCCGGCTACTTGAGCAACGCCGAACTCGCAGCAAAAATTGTCGCGCTGGTCCAGAAATACAACCTGTTCACGGACGAACAATGGAACTTCTTCACCACCACCGACTCCACTGTGCAGATGACCGGTGGCGACGGGCAACTGATCACCGTGCCCAGCCTCGCCGCGCTCAGCGGCACCCCGGATGCCCTGTCGGTCTACACCACCGTGGCCGCAGGGCTGGCTGCCACGAAGACAGGGCAATATTTCAACGTGCTGGAGGGCGACGGCGAATACCTTGCGCTGTACCTCAACCAGGGCGGCCTCGCCGTATCGGTCGCGCGCTACCCCAATGTCACCGGCGTGGCGGGGATCGCGTTCGCGGAAGACTTGGCGTCCGCACTGGCGCCGGCGGATGCGGTGATGCTCACCCCGTTCAACGAATTCGACCTGGACACCGTTCCGCAAGTCGCAGCATCCGGCGAGGGCTTCAACACCACCCTCGACGAGTTGGTCTACAACATCACCCTGGCTCAGGCGCAGACCAACTTCGTGCACATGGTCCGTGACGACCTCGCACGACTGCCCAGCATGCGCACCGTGATGGTCTGGACCCAGTGGTTCAGCGAGTGCCAGTCGAACAGCGGCGCTAACCCTGGCACTGTGCAACCGGCGATCAACGGCGGTATCGCCGGCAAGCTGTCTTCGCCAGCACAGTGGGCGGTTGCAGGCAAGAGCGCGGCAACGGCGTTGCAACTGAACGGGCAAGCCGGTGGTACGCAGAACGACGCGTCGCTGATTCGCGGCATGCGTCACCTGCAGGAGCGCGGCTATGAAATCGGCTTTGTGCCGATCGTACTGGGCTGGGTCAACACGCCCGGCATCCCGCAGTCGCAGGCGCTGGTATGGCGCGGCTTCTTCAACTGGGAGACGACCCAGGCATTCGCGGACTGGATCGCGAGCTATAAGGCATTCCTGGCTTACTACATCGCGCTATTCCAGGCGCATGGCATCGAGCCGTCGCGGTGGCTTGTCGGCTCGGAGTTCGACCGGATCGTCACCGCGTCCAGCAATGCGCAGTGGGCGCTGTTCGTGGAAGCATGCAAACAACTGGCTGACCAAGTGAAGGCCGCATTCCCGGCATGCAAGGTCACCTATGCGGCCAACTACAGCGATTACGGCGTCGGCGGTCGGTTCCGCCTGGATGCGCTGTGGACGTACCACAACATCGATTCCGTCGGCATCGAATGGTACTTCCCGCTGTCGGAGAAGCCGAGCAACACCACCGAGGACATCCTCGCGGGACTGGTGGCCGGTGAAAATATGGACTACACCCTGGCGCTCAATGACGATGCGCAACGCACGCTCAGCGGATCTAGCGGACGCGGCAAGCTGGACGCGACGCGCACGCGCATCGACGCGTCCGCCGGCATCAAAAACACGCTGGGGTTCTGGGCAGGCGCACACTACGTGGTCAAGCAGGCCGGCTACATCGCGCAGGCGACCCCGCTGCCTGGATACGGCATGGATCACGCCCCCTATGGCCTGGGCGGCATCACCGGCACCGCGATCGTCACTGCGGCGGCCGACCTCGACCCGCCGCAGACGTCCGGGCAGCATCCCGCACCACCGCTGCGCTCCACCTACCTGGAGGTCGACGGCGCATCCACTTGGGGCCAGTTCAAGACGCCGGCCTACACCGGCGGCGACCAGGCGCAATGGCGGCTCGAACTGGACTACCGCGTCACGGCCAACCCGGCCGGCAACTATGCGCGCCTGATGCGCATGGGGGGCGCAGTTGAATTGATGATCGACAGCGGCACCCTGAAACTCGGTATTGGCCCGGACGGAAACCAGTTCTTCGTCGACGTCGCAGCGCAGGACACGCTCGCGCATGCGCTTCAGGTCACCTTGGACCGTGGCAGCGGGTTGCTCACCGTGGTGCACGACGGCAGCACCGTGCAGCACACTGTCCCCAGCGCACAGCGCGCAGCCATCCCCTCCGATACCGACACCTACCTGGGCGGCTACAACGCCAACAGCAACCTCGTGCCGGCGCGGTTCCATCGCCTGGGCCTCAGCTTCGTCCGCGATGGCGTCACCTGGGGCGGCGTCTTCTGGTTCGATGAGGCCTACGCCGGCGTGCGCACGGCATGGGTGCCGCGCGCCAAGCCGATGGACGCCACAGAGCTGGGGTTCGCCTCAATCAGTGGCACCAGCACCGAACCAAGCCAGTTCACCTACGCCGACATCGGCAGCGCGGCCATGGCGCTGCCGGACATGCTGGACGACACCACGCGCCGCATCTATCAGTCGTTCATCGCCAAGGGCTGGAAGCCCACCCAGGTCTATTCCGCCTACGGCAGCACGTTCTGCTATGCGCCATACGAGCAGGCCTATGCGCTGCGCGAGTCGCTGCGGCACATGGCCAGCCTGCAGCGGCGCGGCGCGCTCGGCTCGATCACGCTCTACAACATCGACGCGCGCCCTGCGGCGGCGATGACGGCCACACTGGCCGGCGCGCTGTACTACTCGGACGCGCCCACCGCCGTGTTCGGGCATGCCGTGAACGGCAAGCTGGCTGGCGGCAGCACTCTGTACCACAGCCGCATCCTCGCCACCGGCGGCATCTTCTGACGCGTTCAGCGCGCCGGCCGCTGCCGTCTCACTGGCTGAGACGGCGGCCGATAGCATGCGCGGATGGAACTTCCGGCGGACTTCACCTGGCGCGAATGGCTGGATGGCTGGGCGCTCGTCTTCAACGGTTGCAACATCGCAATGACGACCCCGTTGAGCAATGGCCACCACCGCATCGCCGTCAACTGTGGCTGCGATCGGCTGCGGTATGTCTTCCTCGGCTCGGAGACGGCGGCCATTCGGTATGTGGAGGCCTGGGCGGTGAAGTGGCAGCAGGAGATCCGAGTGCAGTACCTGCGCGGGCCGTCGTTGTTCCCTCCGTGACTCGCTGGGCCTAGACGCATTCCGCCCCGCGCACGTGCAATGCGCGCATGCACGTCCTGGGCGCCCGCCAATGAGCCAATTCGACAGCCTGATCGCCCGCGTCCTCACCCACGAAGGCGGCTACGTCAACGATCCGAAAGACCCGGGCGGCGAAACCCAGTGGGGGATCAGCAAGCGGTCCTATCCTGGCGTCGACATCCGCGCGCTCACCCGCGCGCAGGCCATCGAAATCTACCGGCGCGACTTCTGGCAGCGGCTGCAGGGCGACAAGCTGCCCGGCGTGATTGCCTTCCAGGTGCTGGACGCCGCGGTCAACCATGGGGTCGGCAACGCGATCCGCTGGCTGCAACGTGCTGCCGGTGTGGCCGACGATGGGGTAATCGGCCCGCGTACGCTGGCGGCGGTAGCCGCGGCACCGGCGGCGGACCTGGCGTTGCTGTTCAACGCCGCGCGCCTGGAGTTCTACGCGCAACTGGGCACGTTCGATCGCTTCGGCCGTGGATGGACCCGGCGCGTAGCGGAAAACCTGCGTTACGCGGCGCAGGACAACTGATGCCGGGCCGGCGCGAAGCGATCGCGGGGCTGGAGCGGGTCATCCAGCTTGCGGAAACGCCCAATGCACGACCGACCGGCAAACTGCTGGAATCGATCAGCAGCCAGGTGCGCGAGGCCATCGAGTTGCTGCAGGTGCCGGACAGTACGCGCAAGCAGGTGGACTTCATCCTGCTGGCGATCCAGCAAAGCACCGAGGTGCGGACCTACAACCGCAACGGCGCCGTGATCAAGCGCGCGCGCATCATCGACCCCGAGTTGTACCACTGGAGCATTTCGCGGCTCCATGAAATGGCCATCGCGGCATGAGCTGGGCCAGGCGCAACGTGGGGGCAGGGCGCATCGGCATCGCAGTGATGATCCTGTTCCTGTACGGCATGGCGATGGCGGCGCTGGTCGCCGTCGGCATTCCCGAGAACAACCGCGACGCGTTTTCCCTTCTGCTGGGCGGGCTGAATACCGCGCTGGGTGGGGTCGTGGGCTACTTCTTCAACATTGCAGGCCGCCAGCATGCAGGAGACCAGTGACATGGCACGCGCGTCCATCGTCTGCGATATCGAGGGTCGCTACTGCGGCGTGATGATCGATTGCCCGGGGTGCGTCGCGGGCGCGCACATGCTGCCGACGGACTGGTGTCCCGACGATCGCGTACGGTCTCCACACTACACGGGGAAGGCCCAGTGGGGGTTCAACGGAGACCTGACGCGACCAACGCTTTCGCCATCGATCCTGTCGACGTACCACTGGGGGCCGGAGCGCACACAGGTGGTCTGCCACTCCTTCGTGCGCGACGGGCAGATCCAATTCCTGGGCGACTGCACGCATGCACTCGCCGGGCAGACCGTTGACCTACCCGAGGTTGAAGCATGAACCGCGCAGCCATCATCGCCATCCTCTTCGCTGCATGGACCGTTGGGGTGTTCTTCTTCGGCGTCGAATGGCGCGACCGCAGCGCCGACCTGGACACCGCAAACACCGCGACCGAGGCCGCCCAGGTCGAAGCGAAAGCACAGACCGACGCGCGGCGCCAGGAACACACACAGGGCCAAGCCATGGCCGACATCGGAGCAACCCATGAACAAGCCCGTACCGCGGCGCAGGGCGTACCTGCTGCTGTTGTTGCTGATTTGCGCGCTGGCAATCTGCAGTTGCGCGACGACCTCGCCACCTGCCACACCGCCCGTCTGTCCGAAGCTGCCGCCAGCGCCGTCGAACGTGATGCGCCCGCCGAACTTCGAGGCGAGATTGCGGGCGCTCTTGTTCAAATCGTCCGAGACGCCGACGACCAAGTCCACGCCACCCAAGCCGTGATCCAGGCCGATCGCGCCCCACCGCAGCAGCCCACCCAGGAATAGCCATGGCCGACCCCAGTTCCGGCGTGTCCAGTCCCGCCATCGACGCCTATGCCATCGTCCCGAGCGATGGCACGGATCTGCCCAAGCCCGCGCGGTCGCTGTACGTTGGCGGCGATGGCGCCGCGGTGGTCGTGACGCTGGCCGGCACGCAGGTGACGCTCAGCGGCCTTAGCGCCGGCAGCGTCATTCCGCTGCGCGTGCGCGCCGTCAAGGCGACCGGCACCACCGCCAGCCTCATCGCGTTGCTCTGATGCAACTGGCGCTATCAACCGGCCTTGGCCGCGGCCTCGCGCCGCGGCGGCCGCGCGCATGGCTGTACGGCACGGCAAACAACGTCATCCACAACGCCAAGGACACGCAGGCCAGCCGCACTGGCTATTGCGTGCGATGGCCGTACATCGTCGGTTCGGGTGATGTCCAGGCGCTGCGGTTGCGGCATGACGCATGGTGCCTGCCGGGCGCCACCAGTGTGGAAACGCTGCTCGGCAACACCATGCCGATCGATGCGGTGTCCGTGGAGTACAACGGCGTGGTGGTGCCGGCGCGCTTCGCTGGAGCGCGCGGCATCGTGTTGGCCGACGGCGCCTACGACGTCCTGTCGGACATCATCCCGGCCAGCGCATTCGGCGTGCCTGTCATCCCGCGTGGCGCCACGCTGTACGTCAAGGTGCGCATCACCATGGCCGCCGCCGGACAGTACATGCCGACGAGCGCGCGGCACACCTCCCAGAGCGGCGCGCAAGTGCGCTGGTTCGACCCGGCCGTCACCACGCCCAGCGACATCGATGCCCCTGGCGCCTGGACCTTCACCGGCACTGCGCCGGCCAGCCGTACCGGTGGCTACAGCCCCGTGGTCCTGGCGCAATTCGCCGGCGCGGAACCGCCAGTGCGCTTGATCGTGGGCGATAGCATTAGCCAGGGCACCGGCGATACCAGCGGCGTGTCCCGGGTCACCGGCCTGGGCTATCCGGGAATCCTGCTGGCCGATCTGGGCGACGGCAAGGCACATGCGTTCTGCAGTGTGGCGGTCCACGGCAGCGTATCCACGGTGATGGCGCAGACCCCGCGCTACGCCAGCTACGCGCGCTACGCTAACCGTGCCATCGTCATGTACGGCACCAACGACCTGGGCACCGCGGGTAACGGCGTGACGCTGGCGGCCCTGCAGGCGCGCATACTCAGCGGCATAGCCGCGCTGAAGCAGGCGCCCGGAAGCCGGATACGCAAGGTCATTGCGGGGCACCTGGCACCGCGCACGACGTCGACCGACAACTGGGCCACGGCAGCAAACCAGGCCTACAGCGCGGCAAGTTGGGGCACCGGCGGCACGGCTGCGCAGTACAACGCATGGCTGACCAGCAGCGTGGGTACGCAGTTCGATGGCGCGATCAGTTGGCCGTCCATCCGGGACGCCAGCGACCCGCTGCGATGGCTCACCAATGGCACCGCGTCGTACCCAACCGTCGACGGCACACACCCCACCAGCGCGCTGTATGCGCGCATGGCGGCGGATGCGGTGGCCACGGTCAATGCCGTGGCCTGAAGGTCACCGGTGCAGATACTGGCAGGCGCGTGCCAGCACGTAGGGCACTACCGCGCAGCCAATGCCCAGTGCGGCACTGGACGCCTGCGCCGCCGGCGTCGCGGCCGTGGCAGCGGAGACCAACAGCACCGCGCCGACGATGGCCCCGATCAGCGCCAGCACCCAGGCCAGCCCAACCACCGCACTGCCGAGTCCCCCAGGGGCGCGCGCCTGCGGCGCGGCGTTGCGCGCGTCGTATCGGTCAGCGGCCTTGTCCAGCCATCGGTCCAGCATCTGCAGCCTCCTTGTCTACGCCCAGCAGTAGCAGCAAGCCACGCACCTGCATTTCGGACAACGCATCGATCGCGCGATGCGCCTTGCTGGTCACGCCGGCATCGTAATGCGTACGCGGCTCTGCCACTCGGTAATGCACATGCGCTGCCGGCGCCGCGGCGGGGGCCGCGGCGAACAACAACGCGTCGGCCGACGTCCCGTATAGCTCACACAGACGCATGAACGCCTGCAACTGCGGATAGTTCCTGTCGTTCTCCCACGCCGACAAGGAACCTTTCGTTACCCCCAGTTCAGACGCCACATCCGTCTGCGAAAGCCTTGCGGTCTCGCGGGCTGCGCGCATCCGAGCGCCAATAGTGTTCACCTCGCAAGTATAGACGGGCTGAACCGACGGGGGTTTAGCTGGTCTTGACAGACCGTATAGACCATCTATACTTACGGTCAAGATGAACAAGACCTCCGCCATCAAGCCTCACCCCATCCGTGCCGCGCGCATCGCGCGCAACTGGACCCAGCGCGAACTCGGCCAGCGCCTGCAGCCGCCCGTCGGCAAGGGCGCCGTTGCGCAGTGGGAGTCGGACGCGACACGCCCGGTCCCCGAACTCGGCGTGCAACTGGTGGACCTGTTCGACCGCGAGTTCACCCTCGAAGACCTCTACCGCCGGCCGGGGAGGGCATCGTGATGCGTGCCCTGGGCTACATCCGCGTCAGCACCGAGGAACAGGCCGGGCAGGGCCACAGCCTTGCGCTCCAGCCGGACCGCATCCGGCAGTGGTGCGACCTGTTCGGGCACACCCTTGTCGACGTGATCGCCGATCGCGGCGTCAGCGCCGGCATCGCGCTGGACAAGCGCCCGGGCGGCAGGGAGTTGCTGCGCCGCCTGCGCAGCGGCGAGGCCGACGTGGTCGTCGTCTACCGTCTTGACCGCCTGTTCCGTAACGCGCAGCACGGCCTCAACTTCATCCGCGATGAGTTGGACAGCCGCGACATGCACCTGCAGAGCATTAGCGAGCTGATCGACACCACCACGCCACACGGCCGCCTGATGCTCACCATGCTGCTGGGCATCGCCGAGTACGAGCGCGACACCATCCGCGAGCGCACGCGCAGCATTCACACCAACCTGCGCGAGCGGGGCCAGGTGTACGGCACCACTCCGTATGGGTGCATCGCCGTAGGCGGGCGCTTCGACGAAGCCGCTGGCCGGCTGGTCGGCCAGTCGCTGTATCGCGATCCGGAGACGTGGCCGCACCGCGAACGCATCGTCGCGCTGCGCGGCCCGCACGGCGGCAAGCAGACGTCGCTCGACGCCATCGCCGACGAACTGTACCGCCAGGGCGTGCGCGCACCGAACGGGGGCGCCCGCTGGGCCAAAACCTCTATTTCGCGCGTCATCAATTCGCATGGCGGCCTGAAACATATCCCGCCGTTGCCGGCCAATCACGAAACCGCGGTATCGGAGACCGCCGCACCATGAGCTACGCCATCCAGCACGCTGTGCAGTTGATCCCGCTGCCGAGCGCCGAAATGCGCGAGACCGCCGCCGAGGTGCGCGCCCTGCGCGAAGCGCTCGAGGCCATCACCGGCGATGTCGTGGCGGCCTACGGCCGCGTCGACGGCCTGATCCAGCAGCGTGAAGAACGGCTGCTGTGCCTGTACCGCGCCCAATGCCAGGGCATGTCGCACGACGACGTGCTGGCCCAAGTCAACGCCCGCGGCTGAGCCGCGCAACCGGAGCAATCACCACCATGGCCGACCACCAGCCAACCCGCAGCCAACTGATCGGCACAGGCGTGTTCGACGCCGTGCTGCGCGCGCGCCTGCAGTGGAACGAGTACGCCAACGCGGTTGTATCGCACTACCACGCGCACGTTGCAGTCGACGATCGCATCGTGGAGTTCCGGATCGCTTCCACCGCGGCCCAGCACGATCATTGCCAGCGGCTCAACACGCAGACGATCAAGCGCATGCTGGCCGGCGAGATTCGCATGCCGGTGGACATTGAGGATGCGCTGCTCGCCGCGCTGCCTCCCGAGTGGCGGGAACACCTGCTCACGCAATTGCTGGATCGGGCAGGCCTGCTGCTCGCGCACAAGCCGCCTTGCTCCGACGACCTAGTCGGGCAGGTGGACACGCCCTGCGACCTCATGCGCAACGCCGCCGAAGCGGTGCAGCGCATCCTGCCGATGCTCGCCGACGGCACCGGCATCGGCCCCGAGGACCAGCCGCACTTCGCCGCCGCGCTCAACGCCATCAACGCCGTCCAGGGCGTGTGCGTCACTCTGACGGCGCAAATTGCCAACGCGCTCCCGCCGGGGCCGGAGCGGCGCATCCTGATGCGGGCGGTGCAGCCATGAACGCACTGGCGTGGGGCGTGGTTGCCGCGGTGGTGATGGTGCTGGTCGCCATCCTGCTGTTTCGCCGGCGCGAGACCGCCGACATATTCGAGACGTTCCCGAGCCGTGAGGCAGCGTGGTCGTACGCCCAAAAGCAGGACGAGGCGGGCTATCACGTCTCGATCCGTGTGCGCGGGTGGATATGGGAGGTCCGTTGCTGGCGGCGCGAGGCGAGCGAGCGCGGCAACGAAATCAGGTCGCGCAACTTCCGGCCTGCAGATGGCACGGGAACGCCGGCAGGCTGGTCGATCCGGAAGGATGGGACCGCCCAGTTCGGTAGTGAGCTGCAACCCCCAACCCCTCCCGGCCAGCAGCCGACCAGCCACGCGGAAGGCGACGCCGAATGAGCGACGCGACCGATTGGACCAAGTGGTTCGCCACCGGCCACCCGGGCGGCGGCTGGAAGATGGTGCGCTTCGAGCGCGTGGACGCCGACGGCAAGCCGGTCGGCAAGCCGCTGGAGTCGGCCACGCCGACAGGGCGCCTGCGCCTGTTCCGCACCGAAGCAGATGCCGCACGGCACGCCCGCTATCTCAACATCGAAGAGGGGCGCGCCTGATGCGCGACATGCTCGCCAGGAAGTTCGAGCGCTGCTGTCGCGCGGCTGGCTTCTCGCCGGTGCCGCAGGACGGCGTGTTCGTCAGCACCGACGGGCTGCGCGTCTCCCCCGCGCTCAAGGGCGTGCGTTTCAGCGGCGCCGAGTCCATCGACCGCCGCGCCACCCTGCAGTTGTTGCTCGCTGCGCGCAAGGCCCGCATCACCCAGGCCGGCACGCTGTCCATCACCGAACACACCCGAGCGCCGGATGCGGGAGAACCGCCGGCCACAAGGGACGCGCTGCACCCGCATGCGGCCAGTTCCGCCCCAAAGAACGATGCCACCGGCGCACGAACGCCGGTGGCATCTGAGACCAAACCCCAGGCAGGAGAGTGATCGTGTCCAAGTGCACCACAACTACGGGTGCCCCGCAAGCAGCGGGCTTCCCGGTCGTCAGCTACCGCATCCGTGTCGTGCACGCCGCGCGCATGGATGCTTTGCGGCACGGCGTCAGCCCGGAACCGGCCGAGCGCGCAGCGCTGGCCGAGTACCGCGCCACCAAGGGCAACCGCCATGCGGCGCAGCGTGCCGGCTTCGCCGCCGTGGACCTGCAGTGCGGGCGGGGAGGGCGGCGCTATGGAGCTTAACCACGTCCTGCGCTGCGCGCGCACTGCCAAAAAGCTGCGCGGCCCTGGGCCGCTGTCCACCGGCGAAGCGCTGGCCGCCGCGATCGTCCTCAACAAGCCCGCATGGATCAAGGCGAAGGGCTACACGCTGGCCGAGGCCATGAATCGCGTGGCCGACGACGGCCAGACCATCCCGCGCTTGGTGCAGGCGCAACGCATCATCAACGATGAGGGCTGACGCATGTTTTTCCGCAATCTCACGCTCTTCCGCTTCCCCTCGACGCTGGATGTCTCCGCCATCGCGGAACTGTTGCAGGAACACCAACTCAAGCCGGTAGGCCCGCTGGAAATGTCCTCGCGCGGCTTCGTCTCGCCGCTGGGCCGCGACCATGCGGACGTGCTGTCCCACCGCCTGGGCGACTTCCTGTGGCTGGCCGTTGGCGGCCAGGATCGGATGCTGCCGGGGTCGGTCGTTGCCGACGCGCTCGCCAAGCGGATCGACGAAGTCGCCGAGAAAGAGGGCCGGCGCCCCGGCGGCCGCACGCGCAAGCGCCTGAAGGATGAGGTGTTGCTCGACCTCCTGCCGCGCGCCTTCGTGAAGACCTCGCGTGTGGACGCGCTTCTGGACCTGCAGCACGGCTACATCGCGGTGGACACGGCCAGCCGCAAGGCGGCCGAAGGCGTCGCATCCGAGATCCGCAACCTACTGGGCAGCTTCCCCGCGCTCCCGCTCAACGCCGAGGTGGCGCCGCGCGCGGTGCTGACGGGTTGGGTTGCTGGCAACCCGCTGCCCGCTGGCCTCAGCATCGGCGAAGAGTGCCAACTCGCTGATCCGGTGCAGGGCGGCGCGGTGGTCAACTGCAAGCACCAGGAACTGCGCGGCGACGAGATCGCCAAGCACCTGGAGGCAGGCAAGCAGGTCACCCGCCTGGCGCTGAAACTCGATGACACCATCGCCGGCGTGATCGGCGATGACCTGACCGTGCGGAAGCTGCGTTTCCTCGATGGTGCGGTGGACAAGCTGGACGCCAGCGACGCCGAGGGCGTCAGGGCAGAACTGGAGGCGCGGTTCGCGGTGATGAGCGCGGAACTGCGGCGCCTGTTCTGCACGCTCGAAGCCGCTTTCTCCATTTCGAACGCGGAGGTCTGACGCCATGGAGCGAATGACCCTCACGCAGTTCCACGATGCCCTGAAGGCCCAGGGCGTGCCGCGCGATGATCTTGCGCTGGTGTGCCCTATGTGCGGCACCGTGCAATCGGCGCGCGACCTCATCGCGGCCGGCGCCGGCCAGGACTTCGCTGCCGTGGAGAAATACCTCGGCTTCTCCTGCTTTGGCCGTTTCACCAACGCCGGCAGCCCGCGGAAGGAACCCGACGGAGCGCCGTGCAACTGGACGCTCGGCGGCCTATTTCAGACGCACAAGTTGGAGGTGGTGACCGACGACGGCGTGGCGCACCCCCGCTTCGTGCCTGCGACGCCGGAGCAAGCGCAGGCGCACGCGGCACGCGCGGCGGGGGAGGGGTGAACATGGCCACCGCTTCGCTCCCTGGCGACATCGCCACCCTCGCTGCCGAGTATCTGGACCACATCCACCTGCGTGGCGCCAGCGACAACACGATCAAGGCCTACGCCGCGGATCTGCAGCGCATGCGGGCATATCTGTCGCGGTTCGACATCACCCTGGTGCAGTTGATCAGCGAACGCCTGGTCAATCTGTGGCTGGACGACGGGTTGAAGCACCTGGGGTGGTCGCGGCGCACCGCGTCGCGCCGCCTGGCCGCTGCCCGCACGTTCCTCGCCTGGTGCAAGGGCAATGGCTACATCACCCATGACCCGGCGGCTGATGTGCGCATCAAGTTCCGGCCGCGCACGGTGGTGGCACCGGAAATGGCCCCGCTCAAGCAGGTGATCGCAGAGGTGGGGACGAAAACGCCGGTCGACATCCGCGATCGCGCCATCTTGCTGCTGTTGCTGGACGCCGCGCTACGCGCCAGCGAGGTGGTGCTGCTCGACACGGACGCGCGCCAGGTCCGCTATGTCGTCCTGGAAGAGGCGAGCCGCGTCTACGTCAAGCCCAAAGGCGGCGTGGAGGGCGAAAGCGAGGTCGTCGGCATCGAGCCGCAGACGGTGCGTGCAATCCAGGAATGGCGCCGTGTCCGTCCGCAGCTCGCGGCGCCCGAGGAACCGGCACTGTTCGTGAACCTGCGCGGCCGCCGGATGACCCGGCAGGCGCTGTACTGCATGGTCCGCGAGCGGGGCGCGGCGGTCGGGATCAGCCGACTGCACCCCCACCTGTTCCGCCACCGGCGGCTCGGCGAGGCCGTCGAACGCGCAGGCCTCGACGCGGCCAGCGCGCTCGCGCGACACAAGCACAAGTCGACCACCGTCAACGTCTACGGCGCCCACGCCGCGGAAGTGCAGCGCGCTGCCATCCGCACCCTGGCGCCCCTGGGAGCGATCGAATGAACACGGAAACCATCCGCGTCTGGCAGATCAACGACTACGAATACTGGATCGGCGCAGGCAGCGCTGCGGACATTCTGGCCGCCTACATGACCGACACCGGTTGCACCCACGAGGAAGCGACTGGCGACCCACGCGACTATCCGACCGCGCTGAGCGATGAAGACCTCGACAGACTCAAGATGGCTGAGGTCGACGAGGACGAAAACCCGACGGGCGAGGTGCGCACGTTCCGCGAAGCGCTACAGGGCGAGATCGCCGAGGGGGGAACGTTCCCGCGCTTCTTCGGTGGGAGCGATTGACCATGACTCAGCGCATGATCACGCACCCCGCGCCGCTGCCGCGTTGCCGCGCCGGCCACACGGCCCGCCACATCCACGACGCCCGCCGCATCGGCGCCGGCGGCGGCCACCTCATCGAATGCCCCTGCAGCCAGACCGGCAAGCACGCCGAGTTCGACGACGCCCTGCGCCAGTGGTGCCGCCAGCACGGGCAACCGGTGCCGGCTCTGCCGCCGCAGCGCGCATTGCCGCTGTCCAACGTCGCACCCATCCGTAGGGCCACCCCATGACCACCACCCTGACGCGCATCCAGCGCGATGCAATGCGCCAAGCCCAGGCGGGCAACTGGCGACTGGCCGACGCCATGGAACTGGTTTGCGAGGGCCGCAGGGTCTTCGTTCTGCCGATCAGCGGCGGCATGCACGTGACCTATCACCTGCAGATGGGGTTCGCTGTTGGCGGGCGGCTCAGGCTGTTCGCGTACAGCTACGCGCGCAACCTGACCGACCTGGACGCCGCAGATCATGCCGACGCGGATTCCATCGCCTTGATCACCGACCTGGATGGAAATGTGGTCTTCGACGAGGACCACGACGACGACCTGCCGGCGCACTGCAGCGACGAAAACGCACTGTACCTGCCTATCGCCCAGGAAGTCGTTGACGCCTACCACGCCGCCCTCGCCACGCCGACCCAACAACCCCTCATTGCGGAGCCTGCCTAATGCGCGCCACCGTTTCTGCCGGCGAACTTGCCGCAGCACTCAAAACCAGCGTCACCCCGTCCAACACGCCTCACAACGCCATTCTGCATGCGCGCCTGCACGCGGCCGGAGACACCCTGCATCTGGAAACCACGGACCTGTCGGTCTACGTGCGCGAGTCCATCGCCGCCCAGGTCGACGAAGCCGGCACCATCCTGCTGCGCGAATCGCTGCTGCGGCCCATCGCGGCCGCCGACGGCGAGATCCGCATCGGCGGCGACGGCAAGGTCAGCCGCGGCCGCAGCCACTTCCGCGTGCCGGCGCTGCCGGCCGACCAGTGGCCCGACCAGGACGACACCCGCTGGATGCCGCTGGCCGTCGATGTCGGCGCGCTGGCCGCCGCCATCCGCGCCGTCAGCCACTCGGCCACGGACGATGACCTGCGGCCTGCGCTGCGCGGCCTGCACATCGATGCCGGGTTCGTGTGGGGCAGCGACGGCAACGCCATGTCCTTCGCCCGCATCGACTACCGCGGCCCGGCGATCACCCTGCCGGATGCACAGACCCGCCGCGTGCTGGACATGCTGGGGGAGGGCGCCACGCTGGAGGCGGCCAACATCGGCAGCGGGGTCGCCGGCCTGCTGCGCATTACCCACGGCACCCGGCAGATGACCGCCCGGCTGCTGAGCGCCAAGCCCCTGGAACTGACGTCCACCATCAAGGCCTTCCGCTACGACGCTGCGGCAGTGCGGATCAAGCGCGACGAACTGCTGGCCGCGCTGCGCCGCTTCATGCCGTTCGCCTGGCTCAACGGCGAGACTAAGGCCAAGGGGCTGCCGGTAGTCGTGCTGATGCTGCAGGCCGGCGAACTCATCCTCGCCGACCGCGCCGAGGAAAACCGCGAGTCGCTGGCGGAGGCCGTCATCGAAGCACCCGGCAAGTTCCGCACCGGCGTGGACCCGCGGCGGCTCATCGCCGCGCTGGGGGCCATCGACAGCAACACCGTGGCCCTCCACCCCCCGACCGACGGCGCGCCGCAGCGCGGCTGGCTGCTGTACGCCGACCAGACCGACAAGGACGACGGCGCGCACTTCATCGCGCCCATCACGATCTGAGCGAGGCCGCCATGCCCAGCAAGGCCCAGAACGAAATGCTGCGCGAAGCGTTGCGCATGCGGCCCATGACCGCAACCGAAATCTGGCACGACCTGGGCATTGCCCGCGCCAGCGCCCGCGTGTTCGACCTGCGCCAGGCCGGGCACGACGTGCGCAGCGAAGAGATCACCGTCACCAACCGCCATGGGCAGCCCTGCAGGGTCGCCCGCTACAGCATCCCCAGCGATCAGTGCCAACTGATCCCCCTTTCTCCCGGACGTGGAGTCATCGCGCCATGAGCATCAACGCCTATCTCGCCGCTGCCGGCGGCATCGCATCCCTGATCTGCTGCATCACCGCCATCCTCAGCTTTCGCCTGGGCCGCCGCCACTCTAGCCGGCCCGCAGGCCTCAGCCTCACCGAACTGGCCGCCCGCGCCGAGGCCAACGGCATGGACCTGCTGCGCATCGCGCGCGAGATCGAGCGCGCCTGTGACGGCCACGAACCGGTGCCGCAGGTGCGGCTGCGCCGCTGGGCGCGCACCCTGCGCCAAGTGGGCGCCGAACACCTGGAGTGCATCAACGCCATCGCGCTGCAGTCCCTACGCGAGGCCGGCGCCGAGCGCAGTGCCTTGCACCATGCCGACAGTGCCTCGGGCGCGGTCCAGGCGCAGGAAGCGGCCCTGCGGAGCGTCAGCCATGTCTAAGCGGATTGCGGCGTGGTTGTTCTCCTGGCTACTGGAGTCGGTAGCGTGGGCGCGCGGTCCGGACTTCATCGTTGGCGCCAATGCCGTGGGTGGCGCTTACCTGCGCCGGTGGTATCTGACCCCCTGGCGCGGGTGGTATCGCGACGTGCCGGCGGACCAGCGCACACGCTGGCAGCGTGCCGTGGTGCGTGTGAGCCGCTGGCTTCCCAACCTGTACCTGCACCAGTTCTTGCGCGACGACGACGACCGGGCACTGCACGATCATCCGTCGTGGGCGGTGAGCTTCATCCTGACCGGCAGGTACGTCGAACACACCATCGCCGCCGGCGGCATTCACCGGCGGCAGGTGTTCGGCGCCGGCAGCCTGCGATACCTGCCAACCACGCATGCGCATCGCATCGAGCTGCTACGCGAGGGCGCGGATGCGCTGGACGGCTGCTGGACCCTGTTCCTGTTCGGGCCGACCTGCCGCCAGTGGGGCTTCCACTGCCCGGAACGCGGGTGGGTGCATTGGGAGGAGTTCACCGCCGCCGGCGCGCCCGGCGAAGTCGGCAAGGGGTGCGACGCATGAGCCGCAGCGGATACACCGACGACAACGACGACCCGCTGGCCATGGGCCGCTGGCGTGCCCAAGTCGCATCGGCAATGCGCGGTGCGCGCGGGCAGAAGTTGTTGCGCGACCTGGTCGCCGCCCTCGACGCCCTCCCCGAGAAAAAACTCATTGCGCATGCGGTGGAGCAAAACGGCTGCTTCTGTGCGCTCGGCGCCGTGGCCGCGCTGCGCGGCGTCGATCTGGGCCAGCCGGCAGACCCGCACGACTTCCGCCCGTCCCGCGCCGCGTCGGCGTTGGACATCGCCGAACAACTGGCACAGGAGGTCGTCTACGAAAACGACGAGGCCGGCGAGTACCTGTTCCCGTACGGCGAAAGCGAGTCGCCGGAACACCGCTGGCAGCGCATGCGCGACTGGGCGGTGCGCCATCTGCAGAGTCCCCAAGCAACGGAAGGTAGCGCGCAATGAACACAACGACCATGACACCCGAAGCGCTGGAGCGCGCCCTGGCGGCCGCCTGTGCCGAACTCGGGGTCAATGCTGACGGCTTGCCGTCCCGCACCTACGACGCGCTGATCGCCGGTTGGAACGCGCTGCAGGCTGCGCCTGCTGGCGCTGGCGTGCCGCAACCCGGAGACTGGTTCCGCGGCATCGTAGGCGTAGTTTCTGGTCTGGGCGAAGACCAGTTGCGCCGCATCGAGGAACTGGCGTGGCGCGGCGTCAACCAGCCCGCAGCGCAGCCGCAGGCGGAGCAGCATTCGGAAGTCCGAATTACGGATGAAAAAGGCCGGCCGATGACCTATTGGGGAGGGAAGGCAGCGCCTGCCGAGCAACAGGGTGTGGACGAGAACTGGCGGCGCGAGGAAGGGATTGCGGCCGTGGTCTCGCAAGAGACCTACAACGACAACGGAACCAGCGACATCATCAAGCCGGCTCTACCCATCGGAACGCCGCTCTACACCACCCCGCCCGCGCAGGTTGATCCAGCGGCGCTCTGGGTCAGCGTCAGCGAGCGGCTGCCGACCGAAGAAGATTACGGCGATCACGGGGACGTACTGGTGCGCTTCCGGTACACCGACACGCCAGGCCGCGCGTGGACCATCGGGGAAAGTTCGTACTTGCCCGGCGATCCGTGGAACAACGGGTGGCTGTTCGGCTCTTGTGACTACGCCGAGGTTTCGCACTGGGCACGGAAGGACGAGGTTCTGGCGCTGATCGACAGCCAGGGGAGGTCCAATGGCTAAGCCGACCATCCGCACGTCCACCTCTGCGCTGGTGCAGGTGACCGTCGAGGTCCGCGCCGGGTCTTGGGGCGATGGCTGTGACCTGGCGCAGGTTTATCGGCAGGCGGGGGAAAGCGCCATCGGCAAGTTGCGCCGCGTCCTGCAGAACGAGGGCGTGCGCATCGTCGGCGTGGCCTCCATCAAGGCGATCACCACCGACACAGAGGTGCGTAATGGCTGATATCCAGCAACTGGCGCGCGAACTGCTGGCATCCGAGTACGAAAAGGCTGGGGAGAAGTTGTTTGCCCGCAGGGCCAGGGAAGGTCGATACGACAATGATCCCGACATGCGCGCCCTCGTCGCCGCTTTGAATTCGCAACTGCAGGTGGCAGAAGACGTGCGGCGCGAGGCAGAGCGGTATCAGTGGCTCAAGCGAAACTGTGTTCGGGCCTGGGAGTCGGACATGGCCCACAACCTCGGCGCACCGTCCTTGGACATCGCTTTCGATGCTCCCGGGCATGATCTTGATTCAGCCATCGACACCGCCATGGCCGCCGCGTCGTCTCCGGAGGTGCGGTGATGGGCTACGTCAATCCATTGCTCGATCTGCCAGCCGGCCAAGCTTTGCGCGCCCTGCCAGCGTCGGATCGAGCGCGGATGGAGTCGGTGATGCGCCAACTGCGCGATCAGGCGAATGCTGAGGCGGAAAAGGCGTGGCGCAAGCGCAAAGGGCCAATGGCCGCGTACTGGCGCGCAGTCGCAACCTACGCTCGCCACACAGCCCATGCGCTATCGAAGGCGGCGGAGGGTCGCAGCGATGGATGACCTGGCTCCGAACCTCCTGCACATCCTCCGGCACGCCCTGGGAACTGGCGAGGATGGCCGCGCGCCTTGCTATCGCAACCACTTCGTGACCGGCGAGGGCAGCAGCGACCATCCGTTGTGCATGCAACTGGCGACCATGGGCCTCATGGTCCGCCGCAATGGCAGTCCGCTGACTGGTGGCGCCGACCTGTTCACCGTCACCCAGGAGGGCCGAGCAGCGGCGCGGCCCGAGCCTGGGAGTGAGCGCAAGTTGACTCGCGCGCAGCGGCGATATCGTGAATTCCTCAACGCGGATTCAGGTGTCACTTTCGGCGAGTGGATACGCCAACGCAACCCGATTGGGCAGGTGCACTGATGCTAGAGCTACGACCGATTACCCGCGATCTTGCAGACGACTTTGTCCGCGCGCATCACCGACACCACGGTGTGCCAGTCGGTGCGCTGTGGCGCCAAGCAGTGCACGACGACGCGGGCCGTTTGGTCGGCGTCGCGGTCTCCGGCCGTCCGGTGGCGCGCGCCCTGGATGATGGCCTGACGGTGGAAGTCACGCGCCTGTGCACGGACGGTGCGCCAAACGCCTGCAGCATGCTCTATGCAGCCGCGAAGCGCGTAGCTGAGGCGAAGGGATACAGGCGCGGCCTGACCTACATCCTCGCCAGCGAGTCTGGTGCGAGCCTGCGCGCAGCTGGCTGGAAGTTCCTGTGGAGCGTCCGCGGCCGTAGTTGGGATTGCCCCAGCAGGCCGCGGACCGACAAGCACCCAACCGAGGACAAGCAGGCGTGGGGATGGGGAGCATGGCCGATCCCGGCGCAACGCATCGTAGCTGCAGGAGCCTGAGCCGTGGGCTGGATCAGCAAACCCCTGGTCAAGGCCATCCGCAAACTCGCGCATGGCCAGAAAGGCCTGGACCAGGACACCTACCGCATGCACCTGCGTGCGGTCGGAGCCACCAGTACGCTCGAAATTACCCGCGAGCAGCACCACGCGCTGCTGCAGCGCTTGTGCGCGCTGCCCGACAAGCCGAAGGGGAGGGCGGCGCGGTGACAGGCCCGTCTGTCGCCGACCTGCTGGCGATCGCGCCGCGCCCCGAGTTGTTCAGCGCTGCCGCGCTGGCCCGGGCGTTGAACATCGGCTGGAAGCGCGCCGCCGAACTCAAGGCGCTGGCGATGCAGCAGACCGCCGCCACCGACGCTCCCACCTACGACCTCATGCACGCGCTCGGCATCAACCGCGCCGAGGCAGAGGCCTACATCAAACTGCAGCGCTCCACGCGCGCATAGCACCAAGGAACTCGAAACCATGGCCGACGGCAGCAACTACGCCCTCCCATTTCAAAAGGAACTGGTCGTCGACCTGTTCGCCGGCGGCGGCGGCGCCAGCCTGGGCATCGCCCGCGCGTACCGGCACCCGGACGTCGCGGTGAACCACAACCCCATCGCGTTGGCGGCGCATCGCGCCAATCATCCCGACACCGCGCACTACGTGGCCGACGTCTTCGAGGTGGACCCGCTCACCGCCACCGGCGGCAGGCCGGTCGGCATCCTGTGGGCGTCGCCCGACTGTCGGCATCACAGCAAGGCCAAGGGCGGCAAGCCGCGTAGCCGCAAGGTGCGCGGGCTGGCCTGGGTAGTGATCCGCTGGGCCGACGCCGCCCGCCCGCGCATGATCTTCCTGGAGAACGTGGAAGAGTTCTGCGACTGGGGGCCGCTGGACGAGAACGAACAGCCCATCAAGGCCGAGCGGGGGCGCACCTTCCGCGCATTCGTCGCCGCGCTCACCACGGGCCTGGCGGCCGATCACCCCGACATGCCCGAGATCCGCGCCGAGATCGGCATGCACGTGCCGGTCCAGCGCCTGGTCAAGGGGCTTGGCTACACCGCGGAATGGCGCGAGCTGGTCGCGGCCGACTACGGCACCCGCACCATCCGCAAGCGCCTCTATTTCGTCGCTAGGTGCGACGGCGCGCCCATCGTCTGGCCCAAGCCGACCCATGACCGGAAGGGCGGGGAACGCCCGCGGTGGCGCATGGCAGCCGAGTGCATCGACTTCGGCGACCTGGGGCGCAGCATCTTCGATCGCCCCAAGCCGCTCGCGGCGAACACCGAACGTCGCATCGCGAAAGGCTGCTGGCGGCACGTCCTGTCGGCCGCGGAGCCGTTCATTGTGCCAATGCGCGGCACGACTCCGGCCCACCACGCGACGCATGCAGCGGCGCAGCCGCTGTCGACGATCACCGGCGGCGGGACGCACCATGGCCTTTGCGCGCCGGTCATGGTCCAGGCCGCGCATGGGGAGGGCCAGCCGGGCAGGGCGCAGCGCTGGGGCAGCGGGGCACGCGATGCCCAGGCGCCGCTCGCCACCGTCACCGCCTCCAACGGCCAGGCCGTCGCCAACCTGCACATGGCCCCTTTCCTGCACGAATGCGCCAACGGCTCCAACCAGCGCGTATTCGATGTCGCCGAACCGTTGCGTACGCAGTTGGCACAGGTCAAGGGCGGCCACTTCGCACTCAGCGCCATCCACATGGCGACCATCGGATACGGCGAGCGCGCCGGCCAGGCGGCGCGCACCCAAGACGCGGCCGCACCGCTGGGCACCATCGTGGGCACCAACAAGCACGCCGTTGTCGCTGCGCACGTCACCAAGTTCCGCGCCAACAGCATCGGCAGCGGCCTGCAGGAGCCGCTGCACACCATCACCGCCGGCGGCGACATGGCGCGTCCGGCGGGTGCGGCGCATGCCATGGGGCTGGTGTCGGCGCACCTCACCCACCTGACCCACCAAGGCGAGCGCGACGGCTACGCCGCCGGCGAACCGATGCGCACCGTGACCGGCGCCAACCGCGGCGAACAAGCCGTGGTGTCGGCGTTCCTGGAGCAAGCCAATGGCGGCTTCTACGATGGCGACGGCCGCGACTTGCGCCACCCCGCGGCTACCGTCTGCGCGCAGGGATCGCTGCAACGGCTCGTCAGCGCCTACCTGATCAAGTATTACCGCGAAGGAGGGCAGTGGCAGGGCTGCGACGAACCGATGCACACGCTGCCCACGAAGGCCAGGATGGGCCTGGTGCAGGTCGTGCAGGTGCCGGCCAACATCCTGCCGCCTGAGCAGATGGAGCGCGCGCGCCAGTGCGCTGCGCTGCTGCACAAGTACCTGCCCGAGCAGTTCATCGAGCCGGCCGACATCGTGCTGGTGGGCGACTACGTGCTGGTGGACATCACCCTGCGCATGCTGCAGCCCGCTGAACTCAAGCGCGCCCAAGGCTTCCCCGAGACCTACATCCTCGATCGCGGGCTGTTCGTTGCGGCGGACGGCACGGCCGAATGGCGCCCCATCACCAAGACCGACCAGGTGCGGCTCATCGGCAACAGCGTGTGCCCCGACATGGCCGAGGCGCTGGTGGCCGCAAATGCGGCGGACCTCATCGCCCTATACCAGCGGGCCGCGGCGTGAACCACGGCTATCAAATGTTCATCGCCACAGGCACGCTAGGGGCCGATCCGGTCGTCAAGGCGATAGGGGCAGGCGGCGTTGTGGCAGAGATTCGCCTCGCGATCGACGAACTGTTCCATGCAAAGGATGGCACCGAGCATCGACACACCGAGTGGGTGCATGTGCGCCTGTTCGACGAAGACGCGCGTATTGCGCAACGACGACTCGCCAAAGGTCGGCTGGTGACGATAGAGGGCAGGCTGCACACGGACCGAACGGGCGGATCTGCCGGCGAGGCGCCAGGCGCTACCTGGGTGCACGCACGGCGCGGTGGCCTTACGCTGCACGGAAGTGACCACACCACGACGTCGCCGGCACATGGCGGCCGGCCGGCCGTGCCGAGTCCTTCGGCAATGCCCACGCAGAACGAGGACGACGATGCGCTGCCGCTCTGA